ATGAACCACTTAATGATTGACCTCGAAACGATGGGGAGCGGACCATACGCGCCTATCATCTCCATTGGCGCTGTATTCTTCGACCCGAACACTGGCGCAACAGGCGATGACTTCCAGGTGAATGTATCGCTTGAGTCATCAATGATGTTTCGTGCCCGGCCTGACGCCTCAACAATCCTGTGGTGGATGGAGCAAGGCGAGGATGCGCGAAAGGCGTTAACCAATGACACCGAAGAGCTTTCCACCGCTCTGTGTTGGCTATCTGAATTCATCGCCAAACACGCCATGCCGAGATTCGTTCAGGTATGGGGCAACGGTGCATCGTTCGACTGCGTCATTCTCCGTAACAGCTATGCACTGACCGGGCAGGAAGCACCATGGCAATGGTGGAATGACCGTGATGTGCGCACCGTAGTCGAGATGGGTAAAGCGATCGGCATCGACCCTAAGCGCGATATGCCATTTGAAGGAACGCGACACAGCGCACTTGATGATGCAATCCATCAGGTCAAATATGTTTCTGCAATCTGGCAGAAATTAATCCAGAAATAACCACCACCTGAACATTCTATTTCACCTCACGGAGGCGGCATAACTTCGCCTCCAGTTTAAGGATTAAGCCATGTCACCTGATGAAAATGGTTACTTCCGTGCGCCTAAAAAACTGGAATCGAAGGACGAAGTTATTGCCCGGATATGTGCTGGCCTGGAGCTTTACTACCAGCAGAAAGAGAGCGGAACTCTGGCAAAGGATGAACGCACTCCGGAGCAGATTCAGGATGCACAGGACGATTACTGGATAGAAAAACTCACAAGGAAGTACGAGTCAAAGCTCTGGCACGACAACTTCACAGCATCATTCCATCCAAGGTGGGAAACCACTGGACCGAAACAACAAACCTTCTACAGCGACTTCTATCGCGACACTTATGGTCGCCTTGGTGCTGTACGCAGCAGCTGAGGAATTCATCATGAAACTGAACATCGAAGTTGGCAGTAAATACGTAATCACCGGCACTAAGTTTGACCTTGTTCTTAACGAAAAACGCATCATCAAAGAAGGCAAGAATGCCGGACAGGAAACACTGGTTCGCCTGAGCTATTACAGCAAGTTTGACCACCTGGTTAAGGCGCTGTGTGAGCGTGAAATTTTGGAGTCAGAAGCACAGACGCTAGCAGAGCTGAAAACTCATATCGATGACCTGTCGAACGAACTGGCAGAGGGCGTTAACGATTTTCTGGAGCGTGCACAATGATAGGAAATTACTACGACCCAGGCATCACACCGAATGAACTGGTAGCACGCCATCGCTTCAAGCCCATCAACGATATCCCACGCGAAGAAATGCTGAAGCGCCAATCATTCCCAAGCGTGAACGAGAACAAATTCCTGACAGCGTGGTTAAACCAGAAGCGCGAGGCCGCCCAATGAGCAACATCGACAAACGCGCATTACGTGAAGCTGCGGAGAGAGCGGCATCCGATAGTTGGGGTTATGACCGCGATGAATTCAATGAGGCTCTAACCCCAACCACCGTGCTGGCGCTGCTGGATGAGATTGCTGAACTTGAGCAACGACATTGCGGAACAGCATTGCTTGAGCGAGAAGAAATGCACACCAAAACTCTGGGTAGGATGTTGGATGAGCTGGAAGCCAAAGACAAGAGGATTGCTGAGCTGGAGGCGCGTGAAATCAATCTGCCGCCATATTCGTTCTTCGACTTCAAGCAAGGCTCTCCGTTCAAAAGTGGTGCTTATTGCCATATTGATTCTGTAAACCAAGAGCTATCCAAGCATGGCATCAAGATGACCGCCGCAGCCGGTAAAGGAGAGTGAGCATGAAACCAGCTAACCTGGCACCAGTTTACTGCGCTCTATACCCAGCGCTGGCAGAGATAGCCCGTAAGCATGGTTATGCGATGGCTATTCACGGGACAATGGCGCGTGACTTTGATCTGATTTGCATACCCTGGGTCGAGACGCCATCGAAACCTGAGGAAGTGGTTGCAGAAATCACAGCTACTTATGCCACTACCGATATCACCAATCCTGGGTACAAGCATCACGGTCGCCTTGCTTACTCAGTGTGCTTTGGATTTGGCGAGTTCTTTGCTGACCTGTCATTCATGCCGACCATCGAGGACTAACCCATGAGCACTATTACCAGAGAATGGCTGCAGCAGAAAATTGCCGACATGGAAGCCATCCGCGATGAAATCCCGTTCGGCCTGGATGAAGACGACAGTAATACGCTGGCTGCCCTGCGTATCGCGCTGGCATCGCTCGAAGCGGAGGCTGTGTGCGTAATCGACCAGTCCAATCTTGATTATCTCAAATCTGGATCCGATGCTGACGTATGGCCTGCGTCCAGAGCAGAGATGGGTGATGTTCTTCTGTATCGCTCTGCCCCGCCAGCGCCGGTATCTGTGCCTGATGCTATTCATTCTCAAGGCGAAAAGTCAGCCTCTGATGATTACTACGCGCTCGGCTGGAACGCCTGCCGCGCCGCCATGCTTCAGGGTTCCGAGCCTGTGCATGATGTCGACAACACCAATCGACAGTTTGAGTCTTTGGGTTGCGCAGAAGATACCTCGCGGCGATTCAAGTGCACTGGTTTAATCGTTACCTCAGATGAACGGAAGATGGAGATTCCACATTGCAGCAAGCACCCGGAAACCGAACTCCAGGTTAATCCGTTTGAGCGGCTTATGTCGTATCCTCCGCAGCCTGTGATGTATTGCCCTTTATGCAGGCCGTCAGTTGCAGAAAGGGTTGAATTTGACAAGCAATTGCGCCAGTGGAAGGAGGTGAAGTGATGGGCAAGTTTACTTTCGTCATTGAGTTCGAAGACGGCAAGGAGCCGCCAGTACATGCCCATATGGAAGCTTTAGGCGGGAAGGTTGTTGCGGTCGCGTTCCGTGATGCATTGAGCGAGGATAATCCTCCGAAGACGATCACTACCTCTCCTCAGGTGCTTAGCGAGATGCGGTGTTTTATCTGCAATGGCAAGCACCCTATCGGCGTCGCCTGCCCACTCAGTTCGCCAACAGTGGTATCACATAATGCCTAACCCATTCGACGCATAACAAACCCGCACCCAGCGGGTTTTTCTTTATCCGGAGTCACCATGCATTACAACCTTATCCTGGCTGCCATCGCGGGTCTTATTGCATGGGCGGCTATCTCTTCACTCATTCACATGTCAGAGGGCTTGTTATGGCTAAATTTGCTGTGGGCGCAATCGTAAAGCACAAGTCAGGCGATATCAAAGGAGTGGTTGATGGAGTCACGGAACAGGAAAGCCGGCCGACATGGTATCGCATCGAGTGGGATTCCGGTGATTACAGTTCTCACGCAGAACACGAACTTCGCGCGGCTACTGTTGATGAGCCTCGCGTGTATAAAGAAATGGCGTAAGGAGATCATAATGACCGACACCAGCCTGATTCCCGAAAAAGAAGTGATGAACAAGCTTGGCGTTTCATCACGCCAGACAATCTGGAATTACACCAACCGGCACGGGTTTCCGAAGCCAGTCAGGACCCACCCTAAAGCGTACCTGCGGGAAGCTGTTGATGGATGGATCCTCAATGGCGGCGTTAACCAGAAATGTTCCTGA